TCCTTTTGCTGTGCTAATTGTGATTTGTAGCCGATTTTTTGATGATGATTTAAAGAATTTAGTCTTAGATTTTCATCGCTTAAGCTTTTAAATCTAGCTTTTTCTTGTTCTTGTTCTAGACTTCTAAGCTTTTCTTTCATTTGATAAAAAGCAAAAACTAAAACTTTTTTAGCATTTCTAACACTTTCGCTATTTTTCATATAAGTTAAAAGTAGCGTTGCTTGCTGTTCGTTCAGATAGTAAATCTTTTTGTTAGTCTTTGCTATTTTTTGAAGTTCAAAGCCTAGTTCCCCAAAACATTCTAAATCTTGCTTGTAATTTCTTATAAGTCTTTGTATGGAATTTATATCTACTTTAGATATTGTAGAAATTTTATTTTGGTCTGTAACTAAACCGCCATTTAAAGAATAAACTAAATCATTCATAATATAATCCTTTTTCAATGTTTAATTATTGAAATAATACTATATTAAGAATGATTTGTCAATACTATTTAATTATTTTTTCATAAAAATAATAATGATGTAGCATTGAAATTAGATTAACGCTCGGATTTTAAATCCGTTCATTTTTAATATCATCAATAAAAAGATACATTATATACTGGTTTAAAGACACTCCAGCTTTTTCAGCTTTTTTTTCTAGTTTGTCTTTTAGCTCATTTGGAATTTTAATCTGTAAATTATAACTTCCCTTGCTTTCTTTCTCTTCTGCCATTTTATTCCTTTCTTTTAATTTCTTAATTTTATCAAAAAGTTTATAAACACCTTCTAAAGTCCATTTGATTACTCTTTGCCTTCCGCCTTTGGTTTGCTCATAATCGTAGAAATAATGAATATTTTCTATGAGTTCATCGGTGTTTCTTAAAAAATGTTTTGCGATTGAATTTTTGGTAACTTCATAAAATGAAGCAACTTGTATTGAGGTATTATTTTGTATTTGTGATAGCATATTAACCCTTTCATTTTATGCTTTGAAAGGGTTGTTTTGATTTTAGTGCTTACTTTCTTTCGTTTTGTCTTTTAGAGACTTATTTTGCTTATAAAATAGATAGCAAGTATAAGCAAAGAGTATAACGCTTACCCCTGCGATAATGTTTAAACCTATCTCATTCATCCTTTTGCCTCCTTTGCATAAGAATACATATAGCCATAATCCCGACGCTAAAAGCAGTTATGATAAAGCTTTGCGGTTTAAAGTCAAAATTCATTAATGCGAAACTCCCATTAACAAATAAGCCAAGCCCTATGTTTTTAATTAATTCTAACATAGCCAAATTCTAACACAAAAATCTTAAACAACCCTAATTCAAAGAACATAAATTACTAAAATCTCGCTTAACTCCTTTTGCGTGATATTTAACTCTTTACAAACTTCTTTAACAATGTTTTCTTTCTCCATTTTATTCCTTTTCATCTGTGATAAACTCAAATTTTAAAACACTGCTTTTATCTTCAAAAGATTTTAGGCTCTGACGTAAAGTTTTAAAAGGGGCTTCATCATAAGAATTAAAAAAGTTTGTATGACAAGCAGGACAAAAAAGAATGCTTTGCTCAACTTTTGCAATGATTTGCGTATCGCAGTTTCTGCAGGTAATTTTATAGCTTTTCATATTTATTCCTTTTCATCTGTAATAAATCTAAACTCTGCTTTTTTATGCTCTTTTAAGCTTTGCAATATATTTCCTAGTTTAGAAAGTGGAGCTTCATCATAAGAATTATAAAAAGCATTATTGCAAAGTGGGCATACAATGACAGTTTTACCTATATCTAAAGTGATTTTAGTTTTACATTGTTTGCAAGTGATTTCTAAACTTTTTAAATTTAACATTTTAACCCTTCCTTTGTTTTTATAATTTTATCAAAAAGTGCTTTATTTTTATGCTCCTTTTTTGATTTTTAAACACATTGAAGTACTTTCTTTATAAAACTCTTTAGGCACAGTAATATTTTTTTGCTCTAAAAAGCCCTTATAATCAATTGTAGTTCTACTTTGCGGATAAATTGTAATATCCAAACATCTTGCTTTTTCTCCATTTGCTAAGGCTATGAGTTCTTTTTTAAGACTTTCTAGCTTTTCTTTAATAGGTTTAATCGTGTTTTCAAGCCTTATAATTTCAATCGTTAGATTTTTTGCTTTAGTATCTTCAAGCTCTTTATATTCACTTTTTTGATCTATGATATAATCTAATATAAACTCTTTTATATTTTTAACCAACCATTCTTGATAAGCTTCATCTTTTAAAACTTCGCACTCTACAATCTCTTCTTCTTTATTCATGGCTACAAAAATGCATTTTTCTTTACCACTGATATAGAGTTGAAATTGCACTTGGGCGTAGTATTTATCGCTTGGCTTTTTATTTCTTTTGATAAAATCATACTCATCTTGCGAGTATTTAAACTCATAAATAACGCCGTTTTCATCCATTCCATCTAAACTTGCTATAAACATTTCATTTTCTAAACTTTGTAAAACTACAGGAGTGATACTCACAGAATGTAAAAATTCAACCCTAGCTCTAATCAAAGGCTCATATTCATTGCCTCTTCTCATGGCTTCATTTTGATAGACTTCTTTAAGTCCTAAAATGATATCTCTTGCTTCTTCTTTGGAATTAAAAGCACCTTTGATACCTACGCAAGATGCTACCATCGATGCACCTATTTTTCCTTTTCTAAAATTTAACCATTCATGGCTACCTTGTTCTAAGTCAATTATTCTGCAATTCATTTTATCCTGCCTTTTTTATTTTTGGAGTGCTTTTTAAAATATAAAAAGTATTTCTCGTTTCTTTGTTTCTAACTGTTTCTATTTTATAACCTTTGATTCTAAGATTATAAATATAAGCACCAAGTCTTGTAGTGATTCTTTTATCAATACAATAAAAATTATCTACAGTTCCATTTTTTAATAATAGTCCTAAAACTATTTTTTCTTGTTTTTTGGATGTTATTTGCATTCATTCTCCTTTAGTCTTTTTACTTCTTTAATAGCCTTATCATCGTTTTTAAAAACGCCTATAAGCCCTAAAGCATCAAGTATTTTTATACGAAAATTACTAAGTTCTACATTGATTTTAATTTCTTCTTCAAACTTTAATGACATTTCATTTATAGCAGTATCTTTTAATGCTATTACACCTTTTAGCCTTTGAACTTCTTTTTCTAAGTTTCTGATTTTTTCATTCTTTTTAAATATCAAGAACATAGTTTTGACCTTTCTTTTGCATAAAGAAGCTCATAAATTTTATTTTGCAAAGAGCTAATTTCTTTTATATTTTTCATATTTGCTTCTATTTGGTCTTTTAACTCTTTTAAAAGTTCTATTTTTTCATTTTCAAGATTAGAAATTTCAGTTTTTAAAGATTTATTTTCATCTTTTAAAGACTTATTTAGCTTCATTTCTTTTCTATATTCATCTTTGCTAAGTTTAATGATGACTTGTTCTTTTGTGTGATAAGCTTTCATTTTTTCTCCTTTTAGATTAATGCTTAAAAGGAGCAACTGAGTTCTTTATTAAAAAGGAAAATAAAAACTAAAAAACAAAAAAGACAAATTCTCATGAATGTAAAATAAGTAGTTTTAAAGTTGCCCCATTTAAGCATTAAAGGAGCTTAAGAAAAGCCAAGAGCCTTGCTCTCTTGGCGTGAGTATTGTTTAAGTATAGGCTAAGCAAGGCTATTCTATAATTTTAGTGGTTTTTTAGTTTAGTTGATTGATTATTTCAATCAACTTTTTTACTATTTCTAACAATAAAAAAGCAATTTTTAAAAACTTCTCTATCATCAAAAACAGCTCCTTCCCCACCAAGAGAAATTAGCTACTTAAACAATGTTATTTTATCAAATTTATTTTTATTTTTGATAAAGCCGAGTAAATCCGCAAGTCTCGGCATTGTATAATCGTTTAAGTTTATGCTAAGCGGATTTAGTTAAAATTTATCTGTGTTAAAAAATATTAGAGTTTTATAAGCTCTCTAATTAGCTCTAAGATTAAGATTAAAATTGTTAAAATTTTATCCCACATTTTAGAGCCTCCTTTCTCAACACTGAGACAAGTTAGCCACTTAAACTTTATAATTATACTTTCTTTTTCTTAAACCCTTAGTTTTCTGTCGTTTTTAAAGTGCAAGAAAACCTTAAAAATAGCACTATAAACAATAATAACGAGCCAAGTTTATGGATAACTCGCTAACCCTTCCGCTATTCAAAACCATCAACACGATAGCAAAGCTTAATTTCCAAGCAGTCAAAAGCTTAAGAAAGTTCTTTAATAAAAAGAACTTGTTAAACTTTTAATAAAGCTTTTCGTATTTCTTCTCAAATTTCCTTACTTTTTCCAATAAATCATAGGTATCGTTAATAAACTCATCTCCATAGGCTTGCAAAGAAGCTGCAATATCTTCATCATCTTCCAAGCTTACTTCTAAAATATTTTTAAATTCTTGCAAAGAGTTAAAAATGTCCGCAAAGTTTTCTCTGCTCTCTAATTCATCTTTAACTAATTCTCTTGCGTAGTTAGAAATTCTTTTTTCTTCTCTATCGAAATACAAATCTGTAAAACTCATTTTTTATCCTTTTTTTAGTTATAATCACTTTCACTCTAGGAAGGTGATGTAATGGACGAAATACAAAGCTTAAAAGCTCAACTTAATAATCTTCTTTTAAGAGTTAGCGAGCTAGAAAGTAAAGTCGCAACACTTGAAAAAGACTAAATGACAAAGATTTTCAAGTTTTAAACGAAACTCCTAATCTTTTAGAGAAATAACAAATCCTTTGTTTTCAAATGCTTCTTTGGTGATTAAGTTTTTAACTGCATTATGAAGAACATTAGCTAAAAACTCTTCCAAAGAAGCGTAACTTTTTGAATAATTTCTTTCAAAGGCTATTTCTAGCATTTTTTTAATATCAGGTCTTAAATCTAATTTAACCTCTAGCATTTTTTTATCCTTTTTGTTTTGTTGATAAAAGTATATAATAAAGAAACTTAATTAAAATTTAATTTAGTATATTAATTAGAAACTTTTTTTAAAAAATATTTGTGGTATAATAAAAATAAAATTTTTTAAAAAGGTTGGTTTGATGAGAAAAGTAATTTTATATAGTTTTGCTATATTGTTTTTGTCAGCTTGTTCTTATTCACAAATTAATAATGTTTCGCAAAGAAATGTTATAGATGCGGATAGGAAATTTTCTAATGCATATGCAGAATGTGAGCAAAATAGTGAAGAAAGTCGGTATCTTAATGATAAAATAAATGAGCTACTAAAAAATAAGAAAATATATGGTAAAGATATAAAAATAGAATGTAAAATATCTGACTATGATGAAGGTAATAGGGCTTTGAGATATTTTATAAGTTTCGGGGCTGGAAAGGCTAAAGCAAAAATAGAAGTCAGATTAACTGATGATAACAATCAAACAATATCTACATTTTCAAATGATGCTATTTTGCCTGGTGGATTATTTGGTGGAGAATCTAAAGGAGTTTTTGATAATGCTGCTTCAGGTATAGTCGAATATGTAAAAAAGACATTTATCGATAAAAATAAATATAAGTAGATTTTTGCTTGCGATGGATATAAAAGGTTGATGGGGTATTGAGAAGAGATCTCAAAAAGCCCTTTATAGTAACTATTAATAAGTGCAAATTTTAGCAGTTTGTTTATTTTTACAAATGCATTTTTTTAATAAAAATATGTTTAATATATTTTTTAAACGAAGCTTTCATATTGTATGTTTCTTTTAGGGTATTTTTATAAAACCCTATAAAATCTTCATCATTGATACCACCATCAAAATAATCATTTATTGATGTGGCAAATATACGAATAGTTTTTTGTAAATCATTTTCCTTAATAAGTCTTGTATATTGCAAAGCTTCTATATGGGATATAATTGCTGTCAACCTTAATCTATTTCTTTCATCTTCTTTAGTTTCTTTATACTCTATTGTTTTTTCAAAAGCTTCTTTTATTAGCTTTGAAATTTCTTTTATTTCATCTTCGCAGTATTTTATACAATCCTTATTAATCAAATAACATATATTGGCAAATGCTATAATTGAACCAAGTGTAATTATTTCTAACATTATTTAGTCTTAAATATCTATATATTCTTTAAATTTCTCTTCTAATCCTAAATTTTTTCTACTATACAACCTAATCCTTTTCAACAACTCTTCACTTCCGCCAAGCTCTTCTGCAAGCACTCCAAAAGCCTCAGATAAGAAAGACGGGTTAAAAGATGAAGTAATATCAGTTCCATCAATATCTATAAAATCATATTCTTTAAGCATGGGTTTTAAAACATCTTCTCTAAATTCTTCCCCCGATTTTTTTCCTAGATGTCTAAATCTAGGTCCAGGTTCTTCTGTAAATTCTTTAGCAAAATTATATTCTAGTTTTCCTTTCATTTTTTTTCTCCTATTATCCAACGAACTAATGTGCCTTTAATATTTCCTTGTATTGCATGAGTTCCTTTATTTGTTGAATAGCACAAACTATCTGAATAAAGCTCTAATATTGCATTTCTTTCAGCGGATAGGCCATCTATTAATTTTTTATATACCATCATACCCAAACCTCTTCGTTTATTTTTTTTATATTTTGATAAATTTGTGGTACACAATCTTTCTAATGCTTTTTTCTTGCCAAACATATTAGCAAACTTGTTTAAATATTTAGCAAATTTTGTTTCTGAATATTCTAGTGATTGAAAAATCCCTATACCTATGTCGTAAAATATAATTTCAGTCTCTTTTGTTTTCTCGTTATACGCTCCCATAAGCCATATTTTTTTATCCTTAGAATCATCATATGCATGTTCTTTTGCGTTAGCCATTGCTTCAAAAACAGCATCCATAAAAATATCTTTATACTTCATACTTAATTCCGTTTTTTCTAAGACAAAATTTACTATTTTTATATGTAATCCATTATCTATTTCTTTTCCACAGTGACTTGCTATCTTTAAATAGTCTAGATTGGAGTTATTTGATATGTGATTAACGCATAATGCTTCCCAGTAACCTATTGCTGATAATCTTTCATCTATTTCTTTTTTTGGACTTAGTTTTTTATTTTTTTGAAATTTTTTAATATTACACATAGCCTCATTAATCAAGACAGTTAATATAAGTATTGAAGTGTTATCTATTTCATCTAAATGTCTATGATTTACGCAAATCTTATAAAGTCCAGCATGCATTTGCATATCTTTTATTTTTTGATTAATTTTGTTTATATTTCTTGGAAAAACAATATTTCCTCTTATATCTATATTATGCTTAGGAACAGTAAATGGATTTTTAGGTGGCAACTTACTGATATACCTTTTTTTAATTATATTGCACCTAGAAAATTTTTTATATTTTTCATTGGTTGATCTTCTATCATAATGCCTAAGAAATCTTTTTCCTCTGGATGTAATTTTTTTATATTTTTTCAATCTATTACCTTGCAGGATTCTGAATATTTTTCATATGTTTGTTTGTATTTTTTATAATAAAATAAATATATTCCATTTTTTTCTTTTATAAAATTTACATATGCCTTGCATCCATTAATATCGCAAAGTTGTCTATCTCTTAAATTTATTTTTAAAAACTTTAACATACTATTATAAATTTAATTTTCTTGATTAAATAAATTGGGTTTTACGCTTAGCTTATAAAAAAATACATTATATTCTTTTTGTTTTATTTTTTCTTCTTTTTTCATATTTACTCTCATCCCACCACTTCTATAAAATTTTTAAAGGTTTCAACAGCCATTTTTGATACTACAGCACCTAAGATCTCGCATTGTTCAAATTCGCTATTATCTACTTTTTTATCTTCGTATTTTTTATTTTCAGAAACTAAAAAAATATAATCTTCAAAAGGTTCTTTTTTAATTTTTTTGCAAAATAAATCATCATTTTTTCTAAAAATAACAATATCTGCATTTGAAATAGCCCCAAGTGAATTTTTACTTCTATCTATAATAATAAAATCTCCATTAGATAAAATAGGTTCCATGCTATCGCCATTAATTTTTATAATATCATAACTCTTCTTTATGGGTATATCTAAAATTTCTTTTAGAAAATTTTCATCAACGGAAACAATTTTTGCTTCTTCGCTTTGAGATGATGTTCCAAGTCCTGCACTTGCATAAATATCTGGAAAATATCTGAAATTTATTTGATTATCGTTTCTAAAAACATCTTGCAATATCACTTCGTTGAAAGGAATATCCAATGCATTACATAAAATTTTTATATATTGTGGCTTAGGTTTTGTTTTATTATCTTCTTTAGACATCAACCATTTTTTTATTGTTGCTTCTGAGCTTTCTATGCCATTTTTATATAAAATTTCCATCAAATCTTGATATGTAACTTTTTTATCTCTATTTTTTAAATAAAATTTAAATTTTTCAGTATCAAAATGAAAATCGAATATATCTCCATTTCTTCCCATATTCTCTCCTTTTTTAGTATAAAAATTATACACTTTTTTCAAGCAAATAATGTTCCATAATTAGAAACATAATTAAATATTTATTAAGTTTCTTTATTTTATACTTTCGTTATGAAAAAAATAGATTTTTTTGATTTTACAAAAATATTGAGTAATCATTATACGGTTATTAGTGTTAAAAAGATTAGAACAAATAAATCACGCCCAAGCTTTAAAAAACAAATAGAGTTTAAAAAACTCTATGGAATACCTCATGAATTTTGGGTGGATGTTCGTAGCAATCTTATAAACATACCTAAGCGCGGTAGAAAGCGAAAGGATAGAGAATGAAAGTGATTAAAATCAACTCTTCTTTTATTAGACCACATACAATTAAAAGTTTTAGTGTTTATGCTGAGCAAGAATTTATTGTTCTTAAAATTTTTAATGGAATAAATTATATACAGCATTTTAAAATATTTCAAAACAAAGAGTTGGATTATCATTATATTTTTGGAGCAAAACAAAATTCAAAAACAGTTATGATATTAGATGAAATAGATAACTTAATGCAAAAACTCGCAGCAAATACTAGCCTTGAGGTTAAAAGACTTTTATCAAAAAGAAAGGGTTCTATTTTTAAAAATGAAACAATGTTTTTAGATTGTGAATTATTTAATTTTTTAGCGAAAAGCGAAGAAAAAAATAATATAGAACTACTTGTAAAAGAATATCGCAAAGAGCAAAGAAAAATAGGATTTTTCAAAAGGTTTTTTTTATGAAATTAGTTTTTTTGATTTACATAGCATCAATACTTGACGATATCAATCGCGTATTCTTTACCGCAGGCATTTTGACTCTTGCTTGTGGTATTTTTTCAATTATTCTCTACTATGGTAGCAAATTTGAACACAATGAAGAATTTGCAAATATAGCAATAAAAGGAATGAAAATCTTTATTCCTATTAGCATAATAACAGGATCTATTGCAATTCTTACTCCAAGCAAACAAACTGCTTATTTAATGGCTGGTGCTTATATAGGAAATCAAGTTGCTACTAGTGAATTTGTAAATAATAGATTAGAAAAAATCATAGAAATTATAGATTTGAATCTTGATAAGCAAATCAAAGAATTACAAGGATTTAAAAAATGATACCAAGTTTTATAGCAAGCTTTGATGTGGCTGTCGGGCGAAAAAGATTGAGAGAAAGAAAAGGCTATTTGAAATTATCAAACACTATAGCTTATGGTGGTCTTAGTGTTGATGCTTTAGCATTGTATATTCAATTAGCAAAGCTTAGTGAAAAAACGATTGTAAGTGAGATCTATCTAAGAGAGTTTATAAAAGTTAAAAATAATCAAAGAATTAGCTTAAACAGACTAAGAATTGCTAAAAAAGAATTAATTGAACTAAGACTTTTAGAAATTAAAAAGGTTAGGAATGGCTCTTTAAATTTTTATGAGTGGATTTTAAAAGATGAAAATTATCAAGTTAAAAAGCATTTTAACAAATCTTTATCTTTGCTTAAAAACAGTGATGAAAAGCTAAGCAAAACTCTTAAAAATAACACTTCATCAATCGACAGAAAATTAACTACTGAAAACGAAAAAAAAGAGAATTTACATTATATAGAAACACGCACGCACGCACGTGATAATAAATTTATAAATAATATAAATATTAATAATAATAAATTTATAAAAAAAGAGAATTTAGAAAATTTAAAAAATAATCAAGAAAAGAAAGAACGCGTTTCTAATCAAAACGCCTCTTTTGTGACGAGCTTTATTGATTTTAGCAAAAAGGAGTTAGAGAAAATGGCAAAAAAAGAGTTTAAAGTCCCAAATGCAAATGAACTCATGAGACAAATAATAGCTTTTAATGAGAAAAATGGCACAAGTTTTGGAGAAGAGTTGGCTAACGATTTTATAGGCTATTGGGATGCTCGTGAATGGAAGAGAAATGGAAAAAGAATGTCAAGTGTGGCAGGAAGTCTTTATACTTGGCTTAAATACGCTAAAGAAAATGAAGAAAGAAAGAATCAGCGTTTTAGCAGAAAAAAAGAATCTGATCCTAGTGTGGTTGATAGCTTGATGGAATATTACGGAATGAAAGATGAGAACAAAGACAAGATCTTAGGATGCTTTTAAGGAGTAAAAAATGCAAGAAAAAATACAAATTTTAATGGACTTATTGGAAATTAATAAGGCTCAGGCAACTGATATTGTAGGTAGATATCTCAAAAGCGTTAAGGATATTCATGCTTTCTTAGATTTTTATTTCGAAACTTTAGAAAGAGAGAATATCGTAGGGACAACCTATGAGAAATTAAGAAGAGTTTGCAAAAGAGCTGAAATCGAGTTTAAAAAGCGTTTTGAAGACAAAGAAATTTTTTTAGAATGGCTTTGCAATAAATACAAAAATCAAGCCTGTTTTAGAGTTTTTCAAGGAGATTTTAAATACTCATATTTTGCAAATTACGGAAGCAATCAAAAAATTAAAATGAATCAAGAATCGATAGATTCTTTAATTTGTATCAATGCTTTTAAGCAAATCACTTATAAAGATGGTGATTTAATAGCTAATAGAGAATTTAAAGAAGCTTTAGTTGATTTCATGTTCAAAAATCAAGATAGGATAGGAAGAGATTTAGAGTATTCTTTACCAGTGCTAGAAATAGAAAGAGTTTTAACTTTAGATGAAATGAGAGAGCTTGAAAAAGCTGAAGAAAAAAGGCTATTTAATGAGAATAAGAGCAGATTTGAAAAAATTCTTAAAAGCAAAATAGCTTTTAAACGCATAAGCTAAATTTAAGAAAGTCTGAAATGGAAAAGTATATTTTAAAAATTGATTTAAAAAGCAACCCAGTTCCCTATAAAAGAACTACGCAAAGAGCTAAATTTGTATGTAAAGATTATCTTAAATATTTAGATTTTAAAAAACTCTTGCAAATGGAGTTTAGAAGACAAAATGATATTAGCTGTTTTCAAGCTTTTGATAAGCAAAAGAAATATGAGTTTTCTTTAAAAATAGGATTTAACAGCAAAAGGCATGGCGATGGGGACAATATCGTAAAATGCGTGTTAGATGCGTTATTTGAAAACGATAAGAATGTTTTAAAAGGCGATTATGAGATTATTAGTTTTAAAAAATCTTTTTTAAACTTAGAAATCAAAGAATTTGATTTTAAAGAAGGGGTGGCTTAATGGCTAGAATGATGACAAATGGCAAAAGTATGACAAAAGAAGAGCTTGTTTCAAAAATAGAGAGTTATTTTAATGAAAGAGTTGTCTTAAAAGAAACTAAGGAGAGTATTATTTTTGCACCTAAAACAAAAGTGGGATTAGCTGTGTATTTAGGAATTACAATGCAAACCTTAGGCGAGTGGGAGAAGGATAAGGATTTCGGAGAAATTGTATCTCAAGCTAAGCAAAAATGTGAAATGGATATTTTAAACCATTCTTTAATCGGTACTTATACTCCTAGCGTTAGTATGTTCTTGCTAAAAAATCAGCATGGCTACGTGGATAAACAAGAAGTAGTTAGCGATAACGTTCAAAAAATTGAAATTATAAGAAGTGAAATCAAATGAAATTAAAAATCGATTTTTCTTACACTCCGGCACAACTTAAAGTTTTTGATGATAAAAATCCACGCTTTATAACTGTAGCAAAGGGCAGAAGACTTGGTTTTACAAGGGGAAGTGCTAAGTTTGTTATCGAAAACTTGCTTTTAGGACAAAATGTTTTATGGGTGGATACCATACAAGCAAATTTACAAAATTATTACGAGTTATATTTTACACCTGAGTTAAAAAACTTGCCAAAAGATTTTTACTCATGGAGTGTGCAAGATAAGAAACTAATTATTAATGGAGCAGTGCTTCATATGAGAAGTGCTGAAAGAAGTGAAAATATCGAAGGTTTTGGATATGACCTTGTTATTTTAAACGAAGCAGGAATTATTTTAAAAGGCAGCAAAGGAGAATATCTTTGGTATAACGCCATACGCCCTATGTTGCTTGATAATCCTAAATCAAGAGCGATTATCGGTGGAGTTCCTAAAGGAAAAAATCTATTTTATGAACTTTGCAGAAAAGAACTCAGCGATAAAAATTGGAAACATTTTCAATTCTCAAGTTATGATAATCCATTTTTAAAAGAAGAGCAAATTAAAGAATTAATTGAAGAAGTAGGCGGAGAAGGTAGTGAAGTTGTCAAGCAAGAAATTTATGGCGAGTTTATAGATAGCTCGAGTGCTGAATTATTTTCTCTAAGTGAAATTGAAAATGCGATGAGCAAGAACTCTTTTAGTATTGAAAAAATGCAAGGAGAGAATATTTGGGGGCTTGATGTAGCAAGATATGGAGATGATAAGAGTGTTCTTGCAAAAAGAAAAGGTTTTGTAATTGATGAGATTAAAAAATACTCACAACTTGGAACTATAGAATTAGCAAACAAAATACTAGCCGAATACAATCAAAGCGAAGATAAACCAAAAGGTATTTTTATAGATACTTGCGGTCTTGGCGTTGGCGTGTATGATGTCTTGTTAAATTATGGTTTGCCTGTATTTGAGGCAAATTCTGCAAATTCTGCAACCAGTAATGAATACTTAAATAAAAGAGCGCAAATGTATTTTACATTTGCTAAAAACTTAAAACACATGGAGCTTGTTAAAGATGAAGAATTAAAAAAAGATATGAGAATGATTGAGTATGAATATAGCGACAAGGGGCTTTTAAAGATAGTTTCAAAAGAACAATTAAAAAAGAACTATGGCAAAAGTCCTGATGTTAGCGATGCGGTGGCATTAACTTTTTTTGAAAAACTATACAGCAGAAACAATACTAATGAAGATTGGAGTTATGATGGCTGGTGAGTTTTTAATGATCTATGATGCAATTGATGTAAACAAAATAAAAAAGCTTTCAAATTTAAGCGATGAGGCTATAAAGTCAAGTCTTGCAAATGAATTTTTAGAACTTGTATCAGGATTTAATAATATTTCTAAAAAGAAATTTAAAAGAGAATTTGCGGAGTTTTTATTTGAAAAAGGAGTGAATGAAAAAGATATTTTAAAAATAACAAATTTAAGCAAAACAACAATATGGAGAATTATGAATGAAAACAAAAAGAACTAATGATGAGAGAGTATCGTTTTTAACACAACTCATTAGCGAAAGTAAAAGTGGATATGAAAATTACAAACCACACTTTAAAGAATTGCAAGATGCTTATTTGCTTGAAAATAAGGTAATGCAAAAATTGAGAAAAAGAAATAAATCAAGTATCTACATACCAAAAATAAACGCTAAGGTAAAGTATTTAATCACTAGCTTAAATGATGTATATTTTAATAGTGAGAGAATGGCAGATATTGAAACTTACATTAATAGCGATGATACGATTATAGAGCTATGGCAGAATGCAATTGATTTTTATAGTGGTAAAATCAATATGTTTAAGATTTTTCAACCGCTTTTCTTAGATGTTTTACTTGTGGGAACAAGTATAGCTAAGGTTACTTGGCATAAAGGAATGCCACGCATTGAAAGAGTAGATATTGATAGTATATTCTTTGATCCAAATGCATTAAATAGTGAAGATGTAGGTTATATAGTTAATGAAATTTACCTAACTTATAATCAAATCCATGAAAGACAAAAGCTAGGTTTTTATAAAAAAATTGAAATTAAAAAGCTTTTTGATGAAGATGATGAGTATAAAAAAGTAAAGCTTTATGATATTTATGAAAGAAAAAACGATGATGAGTGGGTGGTTTCTACCTTATTTGAAAATAATTTACTTAGAAATGAAGTTACTTTGCAAGATGGACAGCCTTTTATCTGGGGTTCAATGCTACCACAACTTAAAAAGATAGATAACGAAAACTATGTAAGTGCTTATGGCGAGCCTATAATGGCTTCTGCTATGCCTTTGCAAGATGAAATTAATATAACTAGAAATCTTTTAATAGATGCAGTAAGAACTCATATCATGCCTAAAATAATGATGCCAAAATCAATGGGAGTAAGCAGAGAAGATATAGAAACCTTAGGAAAACCAATATATACAGACGATCCAAAGGGTGTGCAAATATTACCACCACCAAATGTAAATAGTGCGGGAATGAATTTACAGCTTTTAGAAAGCGAACTCACAGAAGTTACAGGAGTTAGTCCACAAAACAATGGAGCTCAAACTGCACAAAATGAAACAGCAACAGAAATTAGCATAAAAGCACAAGAAGGCGGAAGAAGAAGTGCTGACTATATAAGACAGTATAACGAAACTTTTATAGAGCCTTTATTTGATAGATTTGCAATGCTTGTTTTTAAGTATGGAGAAGATAGTTTTTTTAATGGTTTTCAAAGAGAGGATATACCTAGTTTTAGATTTAAAATTCAAACCGGCACAGGTGCCATGAATAAAGAAATTAGACGTGCAGGAATTCAAGCTAGTATGCAAGTTTTTTCACAATTATATCAAATGTATATGAGCATAGGCGATGCAAATTCTGCTTATGGGATTATAAATGCTAGCAAAGAACTTACTAAAGAATTATTACCAATTTTAGGTGTAAAGAATGTAAATAGTTTATTTGCTTTTGAAAACAATGAAGATATTAATCCACAAATGCAAGGAGAAGCTAATGCTTAATATTGAAATTAAAAGTGATATATCTAAAACTAAAGGAGGAAAGAAATTAATAGATTTTATCAAAGCAAAATATAGTGAATGTTTTTATATAGCAAAAAATAACGATGAGAAAGAGTTAAGGTTAAAAGCTTTAGATACTATGGCTTTTTTAGACATAATAATCAATAAAATAAAGGATGAAGAAGATGGAAAATGATGCTTTAAAAGATTTAATTAATGTTATAACAGATGATGATAAAGGACAAGTTGCTAATAATGGCGACGAACCTACGCAAGTAGCAGATAATGAACCTATGCAGGTTGCTAATGAGAACGAGCCTGATTATAAAGCAATGTTCGAAGCTTATAAAAGTGAAAATGACAACAAATTAAATGCTTTAATGGGTGAGCTTGAAGCTTTAAAAAATCCAAAAAAAGAGCCAAGCGAACAAGAATTACAAAGAGAGCAGTATTTAAAAGAATTAGGACTTGATGGACTTGATGAGAAATTAAAAAGGCTTGAAGAGCTTGATAAAAAGCAAAAAGACAAAGAAGAACAAGATGCACTAATCGCTAAATACGCACAAGTAGAAAGCGAGTTAAGAAAAGCCTATCCTGATGCGGATTTAAAGGCTATGGCAGAACTTGCAACAAAATTAAATGGTTTAGGCGAAGGGAATATTGACAGCTGGAAAACCTTACTTAATTTGGTCGGAAAATCAAATAATGCTAAAAAAGCTGAAGATTTATCAAGTGCAAATAATAATGTAAGAACTAGTGATTTTAACGATAAGTTAAAAAAAGGCGAAGTTAGCGAGATAGATCTCGGTAAAGAATTATTAAGTTTGGTATAAAGGAGAAATCATGGATTTTATAACAGCTTTAAAAGGTGGTACAGGACTAGGTTCTAGCTTTGCAGATACTTTGATGAAAACAAGTAATTTTACTCCAAATTTAGCAAGTAGCAGTGGTGGTTTTTTAAATGGATTAAAAAATTCTTTTAGTAATTTTGGAGATTGGTTATTTAAAAGTTCTGATGCAAATAAAGTAACTAATTTTGATAGATTAGGAAATGTTTTAGGCGGTGCTGGTGCTTTATATGGTGCTTATAATCAGCAAAAGATGGCGCAAAAGAATTATGAGCTACAAAAAGATGCTTATAACTTCAATAAATATCTAGCTAATGAAGAGTTAAACAGAAGAAAGAATATGGAAAATAAACTTCAAAATGTTTGGAGTAATTAAATAGATTTGGATTTAAGGAAGCCAAAGGGAAATTATAGCTCCCCTTAAAAAAGGGGAAATCAAGTATTAATAAGCCTTGACTATAATTATACAAAGTAGTATAATTATAACTATAATTTTGGTTAGCAATTTAATCACCTCCCAACTGGGCGGTAAATTAACGCTAAAGGGCGGCAACCCTTTGGCGTTGCACCCTTTTAAAATTATACACAAACTTCCTTAAATCCTTTATTTTAAAAGAAAGAATAAAGGAAACAAAATGGCATTTTATAACCCACAAAGAGTAGTATTTAATCCTGATACAGGCGTTATACAAAACGCAGGAAAAGTCGGTGGTGTCTTATATGACATCATGAGCAAAAGTTTTGATGATAAAGCTAAAGCTAATGAGTTTCAGCAAGAGCAAGATTTAAGAAAGCAACAAATGGAATTTAATCAGGCTATGCAAAATAATCAAATCTTGCAAAATGAATTTAATAATGCTTTAGCCTTGCGAAAATTTGACCTTGAAAGACAAAGACAAGTTCAAGATAATGCTTTAAATTGGGCTAAATATAAAGAAGATAAAGATTATAATCAAAAATATTTAGATTATTTAACTGGTAAAAATAGTAATATAGTTACTAATAAAACAAATAATAATTCAGGCTTTAGTATAGATGCTAATGGTAATTTAAGCGAACCGCAAACAATGAGAGATGTTTTTAGCAAAGAAAGTAATGGCGGGGATTTGTATCATTTTGCAAAAACCGCTAAAACGCAAAATATAAATTTAAATGATATTTATGGATTTGGAGATACCATAAATCAAAAATTAAGAAATACTCCTTTTAGTAATAGTAAAAACTTAAAACAAGAATTCGCAGATAAGCTAAAAGCTGAAATAAATTTAGCACTAGTTAATATCACAAGTGGCAGGATGAGCAATGAAGATAGACATAGATTAGAAGAATTGGTTAAAACAGATAGTTTTTACTTCTTTGATAAGTATGCTAAACATGATATTGAAAAAGCAGTAGAAGTACTATATAGAGTAAAAAATGATGCCTTAAAAAAAGAATATATGGATATTTGGAAAACAGAAAGGTATTTAAAAGATAGAGATAATATAGAAAATTATTATAACAATATGTATAAAAAGCTAGAAAATGAAAAGGCTATGATAAAAGATTTTATAAATGGTGGAAATATTTTAGCTTCTCAAGGGCAAAGAGTGCCATTAAATAAGATTTTATCACAACAACCGCAACAACAATTAACTCAAAATTTTTTACAACAAAACAATATGATTACATTTAGATAATAAGGATAAAAGATGACAATACAAATACCACAGGGTGCAAAAACAATGCAACTTTTTGATATGAATATAGATATACCAGAAGGAAAAACTTATATAGATATTGATGATAATTTTTTGCAGAATAAATATAATCAATTTATGCAAAATAATCAGCAACAAAACAATTTTAATTCACAAGAAGAATTAGCTTTAGATGGTAAGCCTATGAGTATGTATCAAGCACCACAAGTAAGCCAAAATGAGCCACAAGAACAAGGAGTATGGAGTAAAATAAATAAGGGTCTAGAAGATTTTAATAACCTTATAGATCCAAAAAGAATGATATCTGAAGGATTGGATTATCTTTCTCCAAAAGTTACAAGTGGTGAAGAAGGGGCAAGGCAAAAAATAGAAGATGCTACAAATCAGATATCAGGCGGGTTGTTGGCTAGAAATTTTACTAGCCTTGATAATGAAGAGCAAAAACAAATTTTTCAAATCGCATACGATGAAATAAAAAAATTAGGATATGAGCCATTTTTAGAAATAAATAATGGAGACTATAAATATATAGGCGTTGATAAAAATGGAAAAGAAGTTGATTTTACTCCTAGTTTTAGAAATACACTTGCTAGTACTAAAAACGAGTTAGCATTTTCTGTAGCTGGTGGATATGCTGGAAGTTTAGCAAAAACAGCAGGACAAACAATAGCCAAAAAAGCTTTAAATTATTTCGCACCATCTGCAATTGGTGCTGGTAGCGGTGCTATGGCTGATCTTCATTCGCAAAGTAATAATACAGGAATTGAAGCAAGTTATATGGACTATGCTAAAAGGTTTGGAAGTGCAGCCGCAGAAGATGCCTTAGCAGGTGCTGTAGTTGGATCAGCTATAAAGGGAATAGGAAAAACATATAAAAGTGTTGGTGATTTAATAAGCAGTGTTAAAACAGGAGCGCAAGCCGGTAAAGATATGATAGATGGCATGGCGGTAAAAGGTGGTAATTTAGGTAATAGGGTTATAGATAAAATCACCCAAAAAGATATTCCTATGATAGGAAAATTTACAGATGGTGGCTTGCAAAATGCAGAAACAATTTTTAATAATCTTACAAAAAATGTAGAGAATAAAAAACAAATAGATGAACTTATAGCAAAAGAAAATCCAACATACTTAGAAAATGGAAAGCCTACAATAGAAATATTAAAAAACATTGTCGAGCAAGGACTTAACAAGAATAATCCACAATTTATACAAGATAGCGCTAAAAGAACAAGTTCTATTTTAAAAAATATTTCAAATGCTTTACAAGGAGTTCCAACTACTCAAAGAAGAGAAATATTATTAAAATCAGCTCAAGCTTATCCCGAAATAGGAAGTTTTTTAGATGATGTTTTGAAGGCTGATAAGGATGCTAGTATTTCTTTTTTAAATATAATTAAAGAACAAGATGAAGTATTTAAGAACAAAACAGGTTTAAATGGTGAGTTTGATGTTAAGGCTTGGCAAAAAGATAATAGCTCTTATAAAAAAAGAATTAATAATGAATATGCTCAAGCTATAAAAAGTATAGATGAGCTTAACAACGGCTCAATAAGGTTAAGCAAAGAAGATTTAGCAAAGATTGAAGAGTTTAAAAACAACAATTTTTTAGAGCAAGATATAAAAACAAATATTGGTAGCTTTCTAGAAGATGCTATTGATAAAGACTTAAGTGCTGAGCAAATATTTAACTTAAGAAGTGCTATAAATAAGCAATTAGCCACAGGAAATAAGACATATAATACTAAAGAAGCTTATAGGCTAGTAAAAGATACTTTAGATAAAACTATGATAAAAAATGCAAGTGATAAAGAACTAGCAAAGAAGATTTTAGAAGATGCTAATAAAAACTATGCGTTAAAAGAAAATTTTAATAATAGTTATCTAGGAAAAATCAAAAACCAAGAAACACCCGAAGCACTCGCGCAAAGAATAGCTAATGGTGCTAGAAATATCAATGAAGACAAAGATTTAAAAAGAGCTTTTGAAGGTATGAATGAAGTAGAGCGAAAAGCAAATGAAAAACATGCTTTTAATGCATTACTAGCAAAACATAGAATTGAAGATATAGGATATGATTTTAAGAACCTAGCAAAAGATATGGATAATGTAGAATTTGTAAGTAAAGATTTAAAATATGCAAAAGAAGTAGTAAATGTTTATGCAAAAATTTATCAAAACAATAAAGACTTAATAATGACGGCTTTAGCTAGTAGTGGCAAAAAAACAAATTCTTCAATAGCCACAACAATACAGGGTGTTTTTGATAGGATATTAATAAGTGGTGTTTTTGCTAGAATACATGCTTTAGTTCCTTTTATGAAAAGTGCCAAAGAACAAGCGTTAAGAAATCAAATACTAGATGCATTAAAACTTGCTAAAACCAATAAAGAAGTTATATCTAATCTTAAAAACATAAAAATAGCGGATAAAGAACAAAGTAGAATTTTTAAAGATGCTTTAGATAATTATATTAAAGTAGATAAAGAACAAAATAAAATATTAAAAGATGCACTAATAAAAGAAGGTGTCATTAAAGGCGACAACTTCTTCATGGATAAAGCTGATCCGAGCAAAGCAAAGAGTGATTTAAATATAAAAATAAGCGTTTCTCCAAATGTTAGAAATTTAGCAAAGCTTACAAATGATGAGATTATAGCTGACTTAGAATATTTAGCCAATAAACATAAAGAGATGTTTAAAAAGCCTAGTGATGTGTTTAAACTTATAAAAGAAATTAAAGAAAATCCTACATTTTTTTATAAAAACAATAGAATGGATATAGCTTTAATAGCAAAAAGATTAAATGATAATAAATTAGGAAAACTTGGTGTAAATAAAGATACTGGAGAAGTTAGACATGTGACTAAAGTTAAAGAAAAGGATTTAACAAGGCTTGAAAAAGTTAGTAAGAAAAATACTAAAGAAAATGTTGGCATTATCCAAACTTTCATCCAACCAGGTAGCAAAAATGATAACTCATTGAATGGGCTACCAAATAATCCTAATTCTACCCAAACTAAGCCTAAAACAAACTTAATGGATGATATAAAAGAGAACATTAAGGCAAAAGAAGTAAAGAAAAAGAATAAAAAAAGCGTAAAGCAAAGTCTTGATGAAAAAATACAAAATGATAAAAAAGCTAGTGAAGAAAGAATTGAGAAAATAAAACAAGTTATAGCTAGAAAGCAAAAAATAGATAAGGTTACAGATAAAAAAATAGCAGGAAAAATAGGCACTTATACGCTAAAAAATCTTATTAAATTAAAAGAAAGGAGCGAAGATAAATAAAAATTAAGGGCTTAAAGTCCTTGATTTTTATCTCGTTCTTTAAAAGAATTTGGAAAAAATTATGCAGAATATTATCACGATGGAAAAGGTGCTTTACAAAAACTACTTATTGAAAAACAAGGGCAGGTAGCTGGGGCTTTTCATAGGAAAGATTTAGGAGATATTGATTTGGTTTGGGGAGAGGTAATAGATAAGATAAAACATAAAGGTTATGGTTTAGCTCATATTATCGATAAGCATCCTGAGTTGGACTTGAAATTAATTAGCGATATTGTCGATAAGGGGAAATTAAATAACCAAAACAACATAAGATATAGAATAGAATATAAAAATTATATTATAGGTTTAAGCAGTGAATATAAAGGAAATAAAAGAACTTTTATAATTACAGCTTTTGAAAGATACAAAGGATAAAAACAACACTTTCACCGATTGTTTTTTTGCGGTTAGCTCGGACAATTTACCAACCAACCTTTTATCAATTATAGCATAAATTCATGTAATATTTTAATTAAGCATGATAAAAAGTGGATAGTAACTGCTTTTGAAAAGAAATAGAAAAACACTAAGACAGCATACACTAGTAATTTTACAAAAAAGGATGATTGCCTCCCTTTTAACTATTTTATTAATTGTAGTATAAATCCTGATATTTTTAAACCAATGTAAAAAGAATGGCAACTCGGCTATCTTATTTAGTTTAAAGTTAATTTAACATCCAAGCATTCCAATCTTTTATTTGTTGAATTTTTAAATTGTCCTAATTGCGATAATATTAAATTAATATCATCTATTTTCAATGAACAAATTTCTGATAAAAAATATTCAACACTTTCTTTATTTTCTTGTTCGGATAGCAAAACAATATTATCCCAATAATACAAAATAAAACTACAGAAAAAATCTTGTATTACCTTTATATTTTGTCTATCTTTACGCTTTAGAAAATGATTAATTCGTGTAGTGTAATGTGCGAAATCATAGCTTTTAATATACTGCATTTTTAATTTCCTCTTCAGCCTTTAAAACACCTTTGGCGTATTCTATAATATCTATTTCCTTGCCCTTATAAGCTCCAAATATTTTTACGAAATCAGGATTTAATTTTTGCTCTATTACGTTTTTTAAAGCTACTGATGCATAATATACCTTGGCATCAAAATCTTTTAATTTACTTCCTTTTTTTTCCATTCTTTCTTTTGATACGCTTATAATTTTATTAAGAATTTTTATTTCTTTTTTAAACTTTTTAATTTCATCTAGTTCTATAATTCCATGTTGACAACACATAAAAGAATTAAAATTAAATTTCATATCAGAATACAAACTATCACAAATTTGTTTATAAAAATCAGTGCGATTTATTATTGTTTTTTGTATCGTTTTTACATCATTAAAACCTACATACTGTAAACTTAAAGCTTTTATTGGCATTAATGCCATACTGCAAACTATTGATAAGCTAGTTATAGTTTTTTTGATACTCATAATTAAGATAACCTTTTGTTTGTCAATAATTTTTATTTATAGATCATAATAAAAATTATACTACAGCTATAATAAAAATTATTTTATATTGTAGATAAATTAATATAAAACTTTTTTATATTATTAATCATTTTAATGATATTTACGCTTTTTGTGTCAATAATTCAATACTATTTTTTACAATAAATATCTAAATCATTTCAAAACACACTATATTTGAAATAGCTATTTTTGGAAAAATCCTTAAAACTAAACTAAGGAGAATTCAAAAATGGCTTTACCTTCAATGGGACATACAGCACCCGCAACAGAAAATGTTAAGTTAAAACAATCAATATACGAAACGATTATTAAAATTGGAGCTACTGAAACACCAATTTTAAATAAAATAGGCACTTCAAAGGTTACAAATCCTTTAACCCATAGTTGGCTTACAGACACTTTTGAAGAACCAAAAAAGAACGCAAATTTGGAATTGAGCAAATTTGTAGGGGAAACAAAAAACACAGCTCAAAAAACTACAAATGCTACTCAAATATTCATTACCGAAGCCATGGTATCAAAAGCTTTATTAAAAGCAAATCAATATGGTGGCAATGAAATGGAGTATCAAATAGGCAAAAAAACCAAAGAACATAAAATGGATATGGAATATGCTTTATTTGGTCTAGGCAGAGATAGTGATGTAAAAAAATCAGTTTTCAAAGATTATGTTCAAGCACAAGAAGCAACAAGTGGAGAAATGGCTGGATTTTTTCATTATATCGCTAAAGGAAAAGATAGCTTTGCTGATGGAAAGCGTGGAAATGTATTAGCTTTTGATGAAACAGGAGATTGGAGCGGAACTGCAACAGAACTAACAGAAGATAAACTTAATCAAATCTTACAAACCATTTGGAATAGCGGAGTTACGCCTAAAGATGTCTTTTTAGGAGCTGACTTAAAAGGAGCTATCAATAAATTTGCTACAAGAATTTTAGGCAATGAAACAAAACTAGCAGGACAAGTAGTAAGCCTTGAAACAGATTTTGGAACGGTAAATTTCCATATGCATAGATTATTAAGCCCTAAATATGGTTTGGGTGATGTTTTAATTGCTGGAGATTTTGAGTATATGAAACATGGGCTTTATATTCCTACTATGATTGAAGATGTTCCAACTGATATTACTGCAAAAGCAAAAAGATTTTATACGCAAAGCACTTTAGAAGTAAGAAATGCTGATGCTTTTGCTATAGGAGTGGGATTAACTAGTGGAAATAATGCAAAGGCTAAAGCGGTTTTAAAAGCAGCAAAAGGTGCATAATGCTTTGTATTATGGCTAAAAAACTCATTATCGCTAAAGTTAAAAATTCTTACAAAATGATAGAAGATGATGAAGTTTTGAAAGCCTATTTTATGGAAGCATTTTATTATATTTTATCAAAATGTGTTCCTAGTGTTCTTTTAAAAAATGTAGAACAAGGCGAAAAAGTTTTCAGGCAAGTTAGAAATAATCATTTTTTGATTATTCCTGATGAGCCTGATTTTGACAATGAAAAAGAACATTTAATGATAGATGAAGCACTTAGTTTTGCTGTGATTAATTATGTTTGTTATTTGATTACAAGATGCGAAGAAAAAGACTTTCTGGCATTATGTGACAAGATAATTAATGAGTATATAGCTAACGATGGCAAGGAGCTTGATGATGAAAGAACATGGTTGTGAGTGTAATTTTACAAATAAATTTAATCGAGCTTTGAGTTATAAAGACTATGCTCAAAGTATAAATAGTGCTGATTTTATAGCTTATTTAGATGATAAAAAATGGCTTTTAGCCATGGATGATCTGCTTTTCTTTTGTGAAAAGAGAATCAAAGATAGTGATTATTATGAAGGTTAAAAATGGGAACAAGCTTAAATGAGTTAAAAACAGGTAGAGAAAAACTTGAGATTATAAATCAAGTTTTGGCAAGAATTTCAAATGTTGCTACTGCTTTGGATAATACCAGAATAGAAGAAATTGTAGGACTAAAAGAACAAGTTAATAATTTTTATAATCAAATTTTAGAGCTTAAAAATTTAGTTGTAAAAAATAGCGAGCTTACTCAAAGCAATACTGATTTTACTAAAAACAAAAGAAATGAAATTGAAAAAATAAGCAATGAAATAAAAAATACTTTAAATAATATAGAAGAAATCTACAACAACATTATAAAATCAGAAAAAGATATAAGCAATGGAGTTAATTTTGTTAAAGACAAATATCCTGAACTTAATGAGTTTAATAAAAATTTTGAAATTATAAAAATAAAACTTGAAGAATATTACAACATAGCTGTTGATTTTAATGCAGGTCTTAAAAAAATAGAGGAAAACAAAAATCTTACCAAATCCTATTTAGATTTATCCATAGAACTTAAGCAACAAATCTTACAAGAATTAGAACACGCACAAAGTATTAAAGAAGATTTGCATTCTAATATAGAGCTTGTAAATAAACTTGTTTCAAATATCGTGGCAACAAAAAATGAGATTATATCTATAACCAATAATTTTAAAAATGTAAAATCAGAAGTTCAAAATATAGTTAATGATGCTGAAGCAACAATAAAACTTAAAATAAACACTATTCTTTTTGAAAATCAAAGATTAAATCAAAATATGATTGATCTACTAAAGCGTTGCGAGAAGCTAGAGGATGAAATAGTAGGAAAATATGAAGATATTTTAAAAATAGAAGATCTTATAAACTCATCAACTGGAATTATAAATGATTTGAGAGAAGCAGTAAAACAAAGTGAACAAATAAGCGAAGATATGAGAAGTTTTACAGCTATTATCAACGATTTCAAAACAGAAATTTCTAATCTAAAAGCAGATTTAGAAAGCTATGGCGAAAGATTAAAAGGGCAACTTGATTTAAAATTAGCACAAGCAAACTCAAGTGTAGATGCTAAGATTTCAAGCATTGAGACTCTAAAAAATCAAATTGAAGCATATATAGAAGCTAATAAAAATACCGTAGATGTGGCTTTAGCTAACTTTATAGAAAGATCTAAAATAGCTAATGAAGATTTAGGAAGATTGGCTGAAGTAGCAAGAACAGAACTCGCTAATGATAAAACAGCTATTGAAAGCTATTTGCTAGAACTTAAAAAAAGTATCGTTGATGAAATGAAAGAAGTGTCAAATAGCGTTACAGATGAAACAAGTGGAATATTAGCTCAAAAAAACCAAATAGAGCTTATCATGGCACAAGGAAAATCAGATTTAGATACTTTAATCAACAACTTTAACTCAAATTATCAAAACAAACTTAACGAATTTAATTCTAATACTAATGAGAAATTAGCTTCTATTAATTCACTCAGTGAAGAAAGTATAACAAATATACAAAATAAAACAGATGAAAATATAAGCAGATTAGATACAGCCAGCGAAGAAAAACTAGCTAAATTTGATGAAATTATAAAAGATAATTTGGGTGGAATTTATTCTCACATTTTTTCAATCGAAAATGTTTTATTTGATAAAAAAATAATTAAATTAAGTTATAAGGAGTAAAGAATGGCGGACTTAGAGCAAGTTGTAAATGATTTAAATTTGGCATCACAAAGCTTACAAGAGTTAAGAGAAAAATATGATGGTGCTTTAGATTTACTAGATAATAAAAATACAGAAATAACAGGTGCGCTAGATAGTGCAAAATCTGATGCGCTACAAGAAATACAAACTATAAGCGATACAGCTACAAGTCAAATTTCGCAGTTAAAAGACACATCCTTAAATTTGGTCAACGAAGCTAAAAATACAGCTACAACTGAAATATCAAATAAAAAGGAAGAGCATAAACAAGAGTTAGAAACTAAGAAGAATGAATATATTAACGAAATTGATGCAAAAGCTAATGAGTATGATATTGCCAATATTAATGCGCAAGTTCAAGCTATGGATACCAAAATAACCGAGCAGATCAATGGTGCAAAAACGGAATTAAATTCGAAAATAGACAATAAGGTAACAAAAACTGGAAATGAAACTATAGCAGGCGTTAAGACATTCTCTAGTCCAATAGTAATACCAAATGCAACTGCCAATAACCATGCGACAAATTTAGGTCAATTAAATAGCAAAGTTGCATTAAGCGGAA